AGCGTAGGCTTACATTTTACGAAACTTTCAGTTGTAAACCACAATGAAGATAATACAACAACCCCACAACAACCCTTGCCCAGTAAGAGTTTCTGCGGAACACTCAAGACATCTTTAAATTATTTTTAAACTATTTACACTTTAGGGGTTGACAAATGTTATAAAGTGGTGTATAATCTATCTAAGAGATATCTTAAAAAGCAATACTTAAAGATTCTTTATAAGTAGTTTATAATGATATTGTTATAGAAGTATTGTTATAGATATTCTTTAATAGATATTATATATATATTATTTATAACTATTAATAAACAATGTAATAATATATATCTTATAAAGTCTTTAAAGATACTCTTAAAGGCGGGGGTTGTTTTGTTTTGTTAGACCATACGGAGTTTTTAATTATGTCATTACCTCAGACTATGTTAGATAAGAAAAGAAACTATACAGATAAGCAAGAGTCTTTCTTAAATGCTCTGTATGATTCTAAAACAGGAGACATCAGACAAGCTATGGATGTAGCTGGGTACAAACAAGATGCACCTTCTACATTCTTACTCAGGTCTCTCTCAGAAGAGATACTAGAGATAGCTACATTTATGTTAACAAAGAATGCACCCAAGGCTGCTTCTAAGATTGTAGATATCATAACCAGTGATACACCTATACCACAAGTAAACCAGAAACTACAAGCAGCTCAGACTTTGTTAGACAGAGTAGGTATCATTAAAGAACAAAAACTAAATGTAGAACACAATGTATCTGGTGGGATATTCATAATGCCCGCGAAAGATGAGATAGATGTAGAAGCAATAGAAGCAGAGGAGGTAGACTATGAGCCTACTCACTAAGCAAGGAGATGTCTTCGTAAAGCTCAGAGGTTCTACTATACCTTTTGGATATGAATCTGTAGAGGGTAGCTCAGGATATGCAAAGCCTCTCCTCAAACAACTGGAAGCTTTGGAGGATGCCAAGGGTTACATTAGAGATGGTGCATTCTCATACAGAGAAGCAGCTAACTGGTTAGAAGCTGTAACAGGTAGAAGTATATCTGGACAAGGACTACACAAGATGATAGCCAAAGAGAAAGCTACAGATGTCTGATAAGAAATCAAAAGGTAGACAAGGTATAACCAACAAGGATATTCCTACGATTACTATCGAGGAATGCAAGGAGAAGTATCCTGAGTTAGATATAGCTACTCTTGATGTATGGAAGAATAAATATGTTAGATGTAAGTTAGATGGTACACCTAGAAAGAAGAGAGGTTTCAAGAAAGGAGTAAAGAGGAAGTACACTAAGTCTACATACCAAGACTCTATGAAGTCTAGACATCAAGGACAACTAAAAAGAAAAGAAGCAACAAGAAAGATTAAGGATGCTGCTAACAATAAATCAGTATCTAGATTAATAGATGAACAAACTATAACTTCATCTACTGGACAAGACGATGTAAATGTTGTATTCAAACCAAACAAAGGACCACAAACAGAATTCCTAGCTGCCCCAGAAAAGGATGTACTATATGGCGGTGCAGCTGGTGGTGGTAAGTCCTATGCTATGTTAGTCGACCCACTAAGATACGCACACAGGAATGCACACAGAGCACTTATCCTTAGACGTTCTATGCCAGAACTACGGGAACTAATAGACAAGTCAAGAGAACTATACCCCAAAGCATTCAAGGGTTGTAAGTTTAAAGAAGTAGATAAGATATGGAAGTTCCCGTCAGGAGCTACCATACAGTTTAGTTTCTTAGATAGAGATGCTGATGTATATAAGTTCCAAGGACAAGCATACTCTTGGATAGGATTTGATGAGATAACCCACCTACCCACTGAGTTTGCGTGGAACTATCTAGCCTCTCGTCTTCGTACTACAGACCCAGAGATACAAACATATATGAGATGTACTGCTAACCCTGGTGGTAGTGGTGCTCATTGGGTAAAGAAAAGATACATAGAACCTTCTCCTGCTAACGAATCATTCCTCGGTAAGGACGGAGTAATAAGAAAGTTCATTCCTGCTTTGTTAGAAGATAACCCTTATCTAGCTACCACAGACTACAGGAAGATGTTAGCATCCCTACCTCCTGTACAACGTAAGCAACTACTAGAAGGTAACTGGGATATCAACGAAGGTGCAGCCTTTGTAGAGTTTGATACATCCATACACGTTATCCCACCATTTGATATACCACCTAGTTGGACTAGACTCAAAGGAGTTGACTATGGTTATGCTGCAGAGTCAGCGGTTATCTGGGCAGCTGTAGACCCCAGTGATGAAACACTAATCATATACAGAGAACTATATCAAAAGGGACTAACAGGTGATGACCTAGCAGAAAGAATAACTGCCTACGAAGAAGGAGATGCTTACTCTATACCTGGTGTGTTAGACACCGCAGCGTGGAACAGGACTGGTTATACAGGACCTACTATAGGTGAGATACTTGTTAGAGCAGGACACAAGCTAAGACCAGCAGATAAGAATAGACTAGCAGGTAAAGTACAGATACACGAAAGACTTAAACCTAACAAGACAGATGGTAGACCTAAGATGCAAATCTTTAATAGCTGTCCTAACCTTATCAGAGAACTACAAACAATACCCATAGATAAAACTAGACCAGAGGATGTAGATACTAAAGCAGCAGACCACGCATACGATGCACTAAGGTATTTAATTATGTCTAGACCAAGAGTATCAGCCTTTGATGAGATGTTTGAGTTCAAGAAGAACCTAGACATCCACGCAATGTCCGATGACATCTTTGGTTACTAATCCATTTATGCGGACCACTAAAAACTATTTTCAAACTATTTTGCATTTAGGGGTTGACAAAACCGTAAAACAGGTGTATAATAGACATACTAGTTATAACTGCATCTACAAGAATGGCTGAAGATATAAAATTAAATATTAATGAATCTGAAAATCCATTCGTCTCTGCAGATGAGATGGCTTCTCCAGAGGGAACTCCTGAAGCAGAGAACCAAGTATTCGTATCTAACCTAGCTGCATTAGTAGAAGAGAGATTCAATACAGCAGAGAGAGGAAGACAAGACGATGAACGTAGGTGGTTAGACGCATACCACAATTATCGTGGCGTATATAACAAACAAGTTAAGTTCAAAGAGAATGAGAAGTCTAAAGTATTCATCAAGGTTACTAAGACTAAAGTACTAGCTGCTTATGGACAACTAATAGATGTAGTATTCTCAGGTACTAAGTTCCCTATTCAGATTCAAGAGACTAGAGTACCAGAAGGTATTGCAGAGTACGCCCACCTAAATCCTCTACAAGAAAAAACAGGTAGTCCTATGGATACCTCACCAGAGATAGAAGGTAACTTAGACTACGTACCTGGTGAAGGTGTAACAGAAGATAACGTAGGAAACTTTAGTCCTTTTGATGTGGGCTTTGAAGGTGATGGTCAGACGTTAGCACCAGGAGCAATCCAAACTGATTCAGATAAATTCTTAGGTTCTCTCGAAGAAGAGTATAAGAATAAAGATGACGAAGTAGTAGTACAGCAAGGTGCAGCACGCTCACCTGAAATGCCACAGATACAACCAGCTCAGATAGCTGCACGTAGAATGGAGAAATTAATCCACGACCAGATTGAAGAATCTAACGGTGCAACAGAATTAAGAAATGCAATCTTTGAAGCGGTACTATTAGGTACTGGTATTATCAAAGGACCATTTAACTATAATAAGACACTACATAAGTGGACTACAAGTGAAGAAGGTAATAGACAATACACACCTGAAGAAGTAAGAGTACCACGCTTAGAGTTTGTTAGTGCTTGGGATTTCTACCCAGACCCTAACTCTACAGAGATGGAAGAAGCTGAGTGGGCTATACACAGACACAAGTATAACAAGTCCCAACTAAGAGCGTTAATGAAACGTCCTTTCTTTAGCAAGAAGAAGATATCTGAATGTATTAAACAAGGATACAATTATCAGAAGCGTTCATTTGAAAACGAGATTAAGTTAGATAATAACTCTAGCTTCTCAGATACAGAAAGATTTGAAGTACTAGAATACTGGGGCGTTATGGATGCCGAGTATGCTAGAGAAGCAGGATTAGACATTGACGATTCTGTTGATGACTTAGAAGAGATTCAAGTAAATGCTTGGATATGTATGGGTAAGGTTATTAGGTTAGTCGGCAACCCATTCAAACCAAGCAGACTACCGTATAACGCAGTACCTTACGAGAAGAACCCATACTCCTTCTGGGGTGTAGGTGTACCAGAGAATATGGAAGACTCACAACAGATTATGAATGGTCACGCAAGAATGGCTATTGATAACTTAGCGTTAGCTGGTTCGTTAGTCTTTGATATAGACGAAGCTGCTTTAGTAGCAGGACAATCAATGGATATCTACCCAGGTAAGATATTCAAAAGACAAGCAGGTATGCCTGGTCAGTCAATATATGGGTTGAAGTTTCCCAATACTGCACCAGAGAATATGCAGATGTTTGATAGGTTCAGACAACTTGCTGATGAGTCCACTGGAATCCCATCGTATTCACACGGCAACACAGGTGTACAAGGTATGACACGTACTGCATCTGGTATGTCTATGTTGATGGGTGCAGCTTCACTAAATATAAAAACAGTAGTAAAGAACCTTGATGACTTTCTACTCAAACCATTAGGTGTTGCATTCTACCAATGGAATATGCAATTTTACGAAGGAGAATTAAATGTCGTTGGCGACCTCGAAATTAAAGCTACAGGAACTAGTTCTCTTATGCAGAAAGAAGTTAGGTCTCAAAGACTTACTACATTCCTTCAATCAGTTCAGAACCCAGCTGTTGCTCCGTTTGTTAAGATATCTAAAATCATTCAAGAGCTGGCTTACAGCCTTGACTTCGACCCTGACGAAATAATCAACTCACCTGAAGAGGCGGCAATCTATGCAGAAATTATCGGACTTCAAAATCAACAGCAACCACCTGGAACAAATGGTCAACAACCCCCTATGGGTGAAGGTGGAGGAGTACCTGGAGGTGGAGCAAGTCAAGGTGTTACAGGCAATGGCGATGGCACAATCGGAACAGGAAATGTACCGATGCCAGGGGAAAGTGAATTTAGTCAAGCAGCTCCTCCTACTGCGTAATAATATACAGAGTAATTAATGAGCCTATCTACTAAGAGAGATGAACTACGAAGAGCTTGTTTAGCAGGTAATCAAGAAGCTTGTGTGTACATCAGAGATTTAACAGGATTTGCAGAAGGAGGTCTAATGGAAGATTCATCAAGATTATGGAGAATGGAATCTCAGTATCCAGAATTTCAAAAAGGTATCTCTAGTAGAGTAACTAAAGAACAAGTACCAACAACACCAGTAGAGGAACAATTTATGTACAGCCCAACACAACAAGGATATAATAAGGGAGGAGTAGTTCCTCCTGGTGTTTTGAAACGTTCCCCAGGTAGTGTTGCTTACTTAAACGAGAAGACAGGTGAATGGATACCAGGAGAGAAATGGATGGTGAATCCTAGGATACCACCTGGAATTCTTAAACGTTCAAAAGATACCTGGATTTTTGAAAATGAGAGGACAGGAGAAAAAATGTCAAGATTTATATTAAAGCCCGATGACTCTGAAAAAGGTTATGCAGAAGGTGGTCCTGTACGCTCTACAGAAGCCTTATTAGAAGCTATGGATGAGAGTCCTGTACGCTCTACAGAAGACTTATTAGAAGTTATGGATGAGAGTCCTATTAGAAACTCTGAAGAAATATTTAATTATTATGATGAAACAGGTTCTATGTTAGCTCCTGAAGTACCGTTAGACTTTCAAGATGGAATGCCAGGCGATATGCCAATGAACGAAGGTACAGGTGAAGTTTTAACACCAGAAGAAACAGAAGTATTTAGTCAAGCATTATCTGACTACCCAGAATTACAACCTATACTAACTAAGTTAGGCTCTGCATTAGTTGAAGAGTCAATGGAAGCTCCAATGGAAGGAGCAGTAGAAGGACCAGGTACAGGTACTAGTGATTCTATTGATGCCAAGTTATCAGACGGTGAGTTTGTTTTTACTGCTAAAGCAGTTAAGCAACTCGGAGTAGACAAATTACGTAAGATGATGTCTAAAGCAGAAATAGACTTTGATGAATCTTCAGATAAACAAACCTTTGCTCAGATGAGCGATGAAGGTTTTGCAGCAGGTGGTTTAATTAACCGACCTGTGTACAGTTAAGAATTATAAACTAACTACAAACCCCCAGTCAAACTGACGAGACATAGACTGACTTTGTAGTGATAGCCCCAAGGCTACTCCTTTTAGGACACCTTGGATTTTAGTAACCCCGAAAGCCACCCCACAAAAAATGGGCACTTAATGGAGGTCAATATGACAACAGCAACAGCAACGGAGGAAATCCAACAACCACAAGCAAATCCTTATAACGCAAAGAAGCGTTGGGACAACAGCAATAAAGATGCCGCTATAGGCGTACAAAGTGCTGATGATTCCTTAGCATACCTTGCCCCTCGGAAGGAAGCAGTAATATCTAACGGTAGGAAACCAATCTTAGAAGAAGAAGCTACTACAGAGACTGCTCCCCAAGAAGCCACCAAGGCAGACGATTCTTATAAAGAAGAACCTAATGAGAAATTCAAGAAGGTCGACTTTAAAAAACGTTACGATGATTTGAAGAAACATTATGATAGAAAACTAGGAGACTGGAGGTCTAAAGAACAAGCTCTCAAAGCAGAGATGTTATCTAACCGCCCTACCTATACCACCCCTAAAACCCCAGAAGAACTGGCTACTTTTAGAGAGGACTATCCAGATGTTTATGATGTAGTAGAGACAGTAGCTCATATGAGAGCTGAAGAACAGTTGGCTGATTTACAGTCACAGGTTCAACAGTTATCAGAAAAAGAGAATGTAGCAAACCGTAGAGCAGCAGAGCAAGAACTTCTTAATCTGCATCCAGACTTTAGAGATATCAGAGAATCTGAACAATTCCACGATTGGGCTAGAGTACAACCTGAAGCAATTCAGTCTTGGATTTATGATAACCACGGTGACTCTACATTAGCTTCGAGAGCAATTGACTTGTACAAACAGGATGTTGGTATTGCCCCTAGTAAAGTTGAGGCTGTGTCGAAAAAAACTAGTCCGAAAGAAGATACGAGAGGCTCTGCTGCAGATGCAGTGTCAGTCAAAACGAAAGTTGAAGACCATTCGCCTCAAGAGAAACTTTGGACAACCTCAGAAATTGCTAACCTTTCTGTAGACCAGTATGAACAACTTCAAGAAGAACTTGATGATGCCTTCACAACTGGACGAATAGTAAATGGTTAGTTTTATTAAGTAATAAGATAAGTACATACCTACATTACTGTAGTTGTTTACTTTCTAACTAGGAGAAAGATATGGGTTTTGAAGCAGGAACAACCCCAAATAACTTTCTAGTAGCCACATCGGGACAAACTAACTCGTTCTGGCTACCAGAAGTTTTTTCAAAGAAGGTACAAGTTGCCTTCCGTAAGTCGGCAGTAGCCGAAGCAATCTGTAACACAGACTATATGGGCGACATCGCTCAGTTCGGTGATACAGTTAACATCATTAAAGAACCAACTATCACAGTATCTGATTATACTCGTGGTATGGCTTCACTTAGTGATACCGAGCTAACTGACCAAGAGTTAGTATTATCAATTGACCAAGCTAAGTACTTTCAGTTTAAGGTTGATGACTTAGAGAAGCGTTTCTCTCACGTAAACTGGCAACAGATTGCGTCTGACAACGCAGCATACCAGTTAAAGGATGCTTTCGATACTAACGTAATTGCAGCAGCTGTCGCAGGTGCTACCTCTAATACGTATGGTACTGTAGCTGCACCAATTGACACTGGTTTTGGAACATCAGAAGTAGACCCGTTAGATGTGTTAGCACGTCTTGCCCGTCTATTAGATGATGCAAACGTTCCAGAAGAGAATCGTTGGGTTGTTGCTAAACCTGAGTTCTATGAAGAGTTAGCTAAGACTAGTTCTAAGTTAATGTCAGTTGATTATAACCAAGGTAATGGTGGTCTACGTAATGGTCTAGTTGCATCAGGTGAGCTTCGCGGCTTCAAGATGTACAAGTCTAATAACGTAGCAACACCTACTGGTGCTGGTAGCCCGACACATACT